TTCGAATTTGTACGTACATGCACAACGTGGGCTGCTACGTTACCAGTTTGCCGAAACTTGTTTTGGGCCGTAGCTAAAGATCATCTCCTTGGTGTCGAAGAAGGTAGAATTGCTATAGCTCTTTTAGGTCAACGAATGTATCGTACTATCACTAGTAAACGATGGGAAACTGTCCGTAAAGTTGTGTTGATGGCAGCTGCTTGTTGGGTTTCATATAAAGGAACTCGTCTATTGATTAGATTTATGCGCAGAGATCGTGATGATGGAAAGACTGCCTCCGAGTGGGGTGAAGATGAAGTACTAAACAACGATTCTAAGCGAAAGTTCCGTGATGATGCAGATTATCAAAATAAGATGGAAGCTGATAACAATGGTGCGATTGAAGAAGCCAAACGAGTGATTAACCAAGATATTCAAGGTGCAATTTATTCTAAGGATGAATTTGTCAAGGATAATGAAGAAAATGTTTGGAAACGTGAAGATTATCAAACTACAACTTTCGATGTGTCTCCAGCTGTATTGGCTGATGCTGCTAACATTGATGAATTTAGTCAACGAATCTATAACAATCTATACTTTTCTAAATGTCGAGTTGCTGAAAATGTATACAGACCGGGTAAAGTTCTTAATGTATGTGGACATATCTATATGACCAATAATCATAACTTACCAGAAAATGGTGATATTGAATTAGAACTATGCCGTGAAGCTCAAGTAGCAGGTGTGACTTCCAATGTGAAATTAATTCTCCGTCAATCCGATGTTATTCGTGATCGTGAAAATGATCTATGTTTCTTTGAAGTATTCAACAATCCTCCAGGAAGAGATTTGCGTAAGTACTTTGCTCTACCTACCTTTGGTGGCGTTGCTAATGGTTTACTTGTTGGCCGTGGTCGAGGCGGTGACATTGAAAAACAAAGTGTGAGTAATATTCACTCAACAAAATTAGCGGTGTCCGAGCTACAACGTGAACTATCTTTGTGGGGCATGCATGTTGAACAAGATACAGTGAATGGTGATTGTGGAAAAGTTCTGATTATGAAGGCTCCAGTAGGCAATGTAATTGTTGGGATGCACGTAATGGGAGGGCGATATAATACCGCGTACTCCTTGCGCATCAATACAGCAATTCTTGACAAAAATCTTAAGCATTTCAAAGCGTATCAAGTCCAGAGTGGTGAGCCTGTTTTGAGTACTCCAACCGTTAGTCGTGAATTAACTCCAATGTTACACAAGAATTCTACTTTGCGGTGGATGGCTGATGGTAGTGCTCATGTTTATGGATCTTTTACTGATTTCCGAGCTAGAATGAATAGCAAGGTTTGTGTTTCGTACTTGGGTGACAAAATTCGAGAATTGAGAGGATGGCCAGAGAAATTTGGACGTCCTACTATGAAATCTTGGATGCCATGGCACTTGGCGATGAAGGATATATTCGCTGCTAAAACTAATTACAATCGTAAGTATTTAGAAATGGCGAAAACTTCATTTACTCGTGACATATTATCAAAGTTGAAACAAAAAGATCTAAATGAACTTCAGGTTTTATCTGATCGTGCTGCTGTTAATGGTATTGCTGGTGTGAAATTCATTGATAAAATGAATTTTAATACATCACTAGGGTTCCCATGGAAGAAGAGTAAGCGGTTCGAAATGAAAGACGCTGAACCAACTAGTGATCAGCCGGATGCCAAAACTTTTACTGCTGAAATTTGGGATAGAGTTCGAGATTGTGAAGACAAGTATCGTAGAGGAATTCGGTATATGCCTGTTTTTACTGCACATTTGAAAGATGAAGCTATGACTCTAGCTAAAATTGAAGCTGGTAAAGTGCGTGTGTTTGCTGGTGGACCAACTGATTGGTGTATTGTAGTGCGCAAACGTCTATTGTCGTTCATCAGAGTGATGATGAAGAATAGATTCATATTTGAAGCCGCGCCTGGAACAGTAGCACAATCATTGGAGTGGGAAGAAATTCGCAACCATTTAACACAATTTGGTGCTGACAAGATGGTAGCCGGAGATTATGGTAAATTCGATAAGAAGATGTTACCAGATTTTATCCTTGCTGCATACGATATTATCATCGAAATTCATAGAGCTGCAGGTTGGTCGGATGAAGACTTACTAGCCCTTAAGTGTATCGCTGAAGATACTGCTTATCCGCTCATTGATTTTGATGGTGATCTCATAGAATTTTTCGGTTCTAACCCATCTGGTCACCCATTGACAGTGATCATTAATAGTTTGGTCAACAGTTTGTATCAACGATATGCATATATTATGCTAAATCCAGAACAACACTGTGAAGATTTCCAAGAAAATGTCGCTTTAATGACATATGGAGACGA